TGAAGGTGCCGAGGGCGGGACTCGAACCCGCACGCCCTTGCGGACAAGGGATTTTAAGTCAGATTTTTGGCGCGATGTAAGCTTCCGAATTTCCAGCAAAATCAAAATATCTCGCGGACTTGCTGACGCTCAGCAAAGGACAACGCGGGACACGAAAAGCGACAAAAGGACACCGTACCTGTAGCTAAAACTGTAGCAGCTACGTGTCATGAAATTGTTTGAATACGAGGGATTGCTTTCCGGTCACAGCAACGCTACGTTAATCCAGTCGTGTCCTCTTGGCAACTCCCGAGGAATCGACAGCCGTTCACAACGAACCGGGGAAAGCAGTGGGTTCGCCGAAACAACCACCCGACACTGAACCTGAGAGCAGGCTGCGGTCTATCAGACTGGGGAAATACGTTGTGGAGGTCAACCCTTTGCTTTTTCGTCCTGTCGACAACGACGCCAACCACTGGAAGGCTGAATCGCCGGTGGCGACGTATGAGATCTTCCACGTAGGAAACCAATGGGTGGCCCTGGTTTCTGGCGCTATGCCTGGCAAAAAGCATTCACCAACCTTAATTGCCGCCGTCAAAGCATGCAACGACCGCCACAAGGACATCGTGATCAGCCAGCTTCACGTCAAAGAATTCATGAAGCCCGTGGCAATCCCCAAGGTTGTCAGCCTGGCTTATGGCTCTCTCGATGATTTCCTGATGGCTGTCAGTGAAGTCCTGGCCGAAGGTGGATGCACCATGTGTGCAAGCGATCGCTTGACGATTCGGGCGATGGAGAATTTCACCTTCGGAAGCGCCCTCGTATGCGACGCCTGCGGGCGAACATTGGTTGAATTAAAGCCTGTCGAACTCGATCACATGGATTGAATTGATCTCGCGCACCTGAACCCCACCGACAGAGCGGGTCCCTCGATATAACTGCCCCACAGTTCCGGTTCTGCACGGACGCGCTGCGTGACACGGATGGCGCTCGGGAGCCCCGCTCGGCCGTAATCGCCGCCGCGGATAACCTTCATCGTTCCCTCGGCGGGCCCCGTGGGGTCATTGAGAGGGCTGACAGAGTAGTAATCGACATCGTGCCAGTCGGCCACCCATTCCGCGACGTTCCCGGCCATATCACAGGCACCGAAGGGGCTGTCGCCGGCAGGAGACCTGCTGCAAACCGGCAAGGGCCCACCGGTTCCACATCCAAAGCCGCCGACGGCCAAGTCGTTCATCACGGCCAGGTCGCATGTTGCGTCGGTGCCCTGCCAAGGGTAAATCCGGTCATAATCTTTCTTCGCGGCCCTTTCCCATTCAGCTTCCGTAGGCAGACGTTTATCCGCCCAGGCGCAGAACGTCGCAGCCTGGTGCCAGGTGACGCACAGCGCAGGGTTGTCAGGTGTCGTGCCAGGCGTCCAACCACAAGCCGGGGTTTCGCACTCGCCGGCATCGACGCAGGCAGCGAAGGCATGCTGGGTAACCTCTGTGCGATCGATTGCATATGCCGAGGTCACAACTTCGTGTGAAGGGTACTCACCGGGCGTGCAAGAATCATCGTTCGGATCTCGGCAACCCATGTAGAAAGCTCCATACGGCACGTCGACCATATCGCCTGTCGAAATACAGTGCCCGAGCGAGCAGGCGGTGTTGCCGCTACATATGCCGCAGCTCGTTTGCATGACAGGGGACGGGCCGCATTCGATGTCAATGCAGTCATTAAGGCAATGCCCCTCATGACACCACCATTTATCTTCGCACCAGCCACAGTTCACGTTCAGGTTCGGGGAACGGCCACATTCCCTGTCCAGACAGTCATCCACGCAGGCGCCGGCCGTACAGACGAAACGGTCCTGGCAAGGTCCGCATTCGACGCCACAGATGGGATCCGCGCCGCATTCAAGGTTCGTGCAGTCCGGAATGCAGGGCAGTTCGTGCGAGTCATCCTCCGGAACATCGTCAATCGCGTCCAGCCCGGGGAAGAATATCTCCACGACGTCCTCGCCCAGGTCGGCGTCAAGCGCGTCCTGTTCGATGACTGACTGTCCGCATGCCGATGCGCACATGCAGATTATGATGGATGGCAACAGGCGAAGTCGCATAACCACGCTCCTCAAGACTGGTTTGATGATAGCACTTTCGAGGTCGAGGACTACGGGGCTACGATGGGCGCAGGGTTGATGACGTCGAACTGCACGAAAACACTATCCTGGACGGCAGCAGAACCATGATTAAAGAAAGATACGACCAGTTCATCGCCGTTCACCTCGCACACAGCGTTCGGAAGCTTCGTTGCACCAGTGCCACTATATTCGATAGTCACTTGGACTCGCGATGACAGGCCAATCCTATCGTTTGTCAGGCGCAAAACGACAATACCAGCAACGGCCGCCGGCAATGGGGTCGTCCCATCAAACGGCACTTCAACAATGCCGCCGCACTCATTCATCGTTGCTTCCATTTCGCTCGTGCCTGAATTCCAGACGGCTACGACATTAACCGGTGTCACGGTTGTAACACCACCCTGGGCGGTCATCGGGCCTTCGACGGTCACACCATCGTCGAAGACCACGTCGGCGCCGGCATCGTTGCAAACTTTCCCGCGCAGCTTCGTGGTGCCCTCGATGTCGATGCCGTCATCAAAGACAACAGCATTGCCGCCGTTGCTGACCTTCCCGGCAACAGACACGTTGTTCGCAGTCACGTTGCCGTTTTCGTCGATGCGGTTCACAGCACTGCCGGGGGCACCGGTGGCCAGGCCGAACAGCGTGTAGATGTTGCCCGTCTGAAGGTAGCCACGATACAACCCCGCTCCGTAAACCTCGCGGGCAAGGAAGTTCAAGAATGCACCCGCAGGATTCGTTGCAACCTTCAGGTCCGTCGTGAATTCACCAACCGTTGCAATCCGATTGATAATCAGATTAGCCAGGGCCGAATTGCTCATGTTTGTAACAGACACTCCCGTCAACGCCTGAGCGATGGCCGTGATGATGGCCTTTAGGGAAGTGAGATTCTTCACGGTGGTGTATGTTGCAATAAAATTGGGATCCGGCGCCCCGAGAGTGACCTCGCAGACGCGAACGAAAGTCGCGGCCGACTGCTGGACCGCGGCGATCGACGGACCCGCCACGAAGACCCGGTAGTCGGCAGCCGTCGTCGACGGGATAGCCTGGCTGAGGAAATGCGGGACCGTGACCTCAAGCGCACCCCCGACAAGCGCCAGCGTGCCGGAATAGATGGCATTCACCGAACTGGTGATGGGACTCACCAGGTAAACAACGACGGGCCTGGTGGCGGCCGCGTTCGTCCACACTGGTATGGTGTTGATTATCAGCGTGATGGATGACGCCCCGACAGACACGGCCGACGGTGTATGGTTTTCACCGACACCCAGGATATTCCATTTGTACCCGACGGTCCCGTCAGTGCCGACGTCGGTTGCGACAGGGTATTCGTCGAGTTTCAGCGCCATGTACTGCGCCGCGGCCTCGTCATACGGGATGTCATCACACCCCGGCGTGGTGCCCGGCGTGAAGATGCCCACCTGGTTGTTCAGCAAGAACCGGTATTCACCCGCGGCGATCTTGAGCACACGATGCGTGGGAGCCCCATCGAAACTGACGACCGGCAGCGGTTCGCCGACGATGCCGGATTCGGAGCTCATCGTCTCGACGAGGTCCTGAACCGCGGCATTGAAATAATCGATCATGTAGTCCTGCCAGGACTCATGGCCAATGATCAGCCTGGAAAAAATCTTGAGGTAATTGCGCCCGGACGAAATCGCACTCATGTCAGACCTCCGCAGTCTCGGGGATATTTTCGAATGCCTCGACGACCCGCACGGTCGCCTGGCCAGATGCCTGCCGAATTGCCAGACGCCCAATCGTCCACGGGACGATGAACGTCGCGACCCTTGCCTCGCCGTCAATCACGTTCCCTGCCACGTCCTGAAGGTCAGCAGGGGCGGTCACTGTGTACCGCATGCCTGGTTGCAGGACGGTTGCAACATCCATCAGCACCGATGCGTCGCCAGTCTCAACCGTAATGGAGTTCAGGGACACGGTATCGCCGTCATCATCGACGAATGTCCACGAGGCGGGATCCGTCAAAGACGCGATGGTTGTGTCCATGGCCTCGGAAAACGAAACGCGGACCAACTGTGCGGCCGTGCGAACGGCGCCGGTAACTTCGGGCGGATCGGTGTCGGGAATGAAGAATTCAAAGGGACCGATATCCGGACCGGCACCCCATGGAATGGCTTGCCCACGGATGTCGTTACCGAACCCTTCATCAGTGCCATCGTCGATCGTGTCGCTGTCAGCAGTCGGCTCGTAATCCCCGGCGGCCCTGTCAACGTATGAGGGCGTGCCCAGAACATCGGACACGTCTAAGGCTCCACCGCCGGCGTAATCGGCGCCGTTATTGCCGAACAGACAATTGACCGTGATGTTGGCGGCGGAGTTGATGCCTGCTGTGGCATTGTCTTGTATGGCGGAATTGCGGATCGGCTGGCCGGCGGGATTCGTGATGAGAATAGCCGTGCCGGCGGAACGGCAGATGTAGGAGCTCTTGATGTCCAGAGTCATCGCCGCCAAGTCAGCGGTCACGAGCGCATTGGCGACATCCATGCCGTCCAAAACCGACTGCCAGATACGCGAAACCGCACCTGCCGCGAAATGATTCGAGGCGCCGGCGGCAACATAAATGCGAATAATGGAGCGTATCAGCTCCTGTTCGTCAAACAGTCCATTGGCGGAGATGCTGCGAAGCCCATTCGTTTCTATCGATGGACAGTCGACCAGACTCAGATACCCGCGGCCGAGTTTTGTCCCTGATGCTCCCGCGACGCCCAGCAGGATGTTAAGCCGCGCCGAGCCTGCGGCCATTGCGCAGCGCAACAGCGAAAGCGAAAGGGGCGCAATCCCGACAGCCACTGACGTCATCGCCGCTACCGCGTGCGAACTACCACCAACGACGTCTATCTGGCAATCCCGGAGCTCAATCGACAGTCCTGCCGTCGTCTGGGCCGCGGCGCCGAAAAGATAGGATGAGCCAATATCGCTGCGCCCGACGCGCAGACCTTCAACAATCAAGCCAGCTTCAGTGGTGCAGAGAACGCCCGCCCGCACCCACGCCGGCGTATACCCATCATCGGCTACCACTTCGGTGGGAAACGTCGAGAGCATGAAACTTGCGTCTTCGGTGTCAAACCGACAGACGAACGAATCCGCACCCGAACGGCCGACGTTCGCGTCCTGGATGGTAGGATATGTCTGGCCCGGCCCGATGTATCGAATACCCATCTAACACCTCAAAAAACGGATCCCCTGCACGTCTCGTTTCCATCGATCAGGACCTGAATTTCCACTGCACCACTGACGAGCTGGTAGGACCGAATGTCCACCATGTACCAGATGCCGGTGCCGATGGCCGTGGTCGCCGAGCAGATGACGGTCGACACGCCGTCACGCACGATGGCAGCTTCGATGTCGCCATTCGCGATGGACAGCCTGTAATAGTTGTTCGAATCAACGACGGCCCACCGGTATTCGACTTCGCCTGCCGAATCCATCTGGAATTCCGACAGGATACGACCGATTTCCCATGTGATTTCATTTGCAGAACTGACCAGTCCCATCGATGTCGTAATCAGGTCGCCGGTGGCCAGCACGCAGACACCATCGCCGGGTTCACAGGTCGGAGCGCCTGTGACGTCCCAGCGATACAGTCCCTGCCCGAACGGTTCGGCCAAGAAGGCCCAGGTGACGTTCCAGGTGTCGACGCCAGGGCGAATGCTGGCCAGGGCCTGGGTCATGCGGTCACGGTCAGCCTGTCCGTATGGATCAGACAGATGCAGATCCAGTTGACAATCCCCGCCGGCGAGCCCGTCCTGCCAGTCAAGCATGGCGGCGATATCGTCACCGGAAACATATCGACGAAGCAGCCAGTCCCAGAACACGACGTCGGCCCCGGACAGAATATTGCAAAGCGCCCGAATGGTGTCGACCGTGCCCTTGCCGCTCCAGAATGCCGCACCCAACGAAATGACCTTCCGCTGATCAGCTTCTGACAGCCTGGCCGGCCAGCCAAGGGCTGACGAAAAACCCACCAACGACAGCAGCCCTTCCAGACATACCGTCGGCGAATCTTCCGCCGACAGGATGGACAGCAGGTTTTCCCGCAAGGGGTCGATGTACTCGATCTGGACGTCGCCGACCATGGCGTAGAACTCGGCGAGAATCTCCCGGGACTCCTCGTCGGACAGGATCGCTTCGTCGATGTTGTTCAGGCACCACTGGGAAAATTCCGCTGCGGTCACGTCAGACCTCCACCACCGTAATCGTCATCGTCCCGGCCGTGGGCAGTTCGTCTACCGCCAGGTCGATCGGCGTCGGTGACGTCGAGAACGACACGAAGGACGAGAACCCGGGCACAGCTTTCACGACTTTGGCCTTTAACAGGTCATCGGGGATCACGGTGTTCGACTGGAACGTCCAGTCCAGTGTGTCCTCGTCGCGGCCGACAGGATCGAGCAGTTCCACCAATGCCGCTGCGGCGGCTGCCGCTGCACCGGATGCGAAGCGCCGCAAGACCTTGATAGTCGCCGTCACGCTGACCGGCACGGGGGTGTAGTTCTCAACGCTTGCGCTCGCGAAAGCCATTACGCAGCCGCCATTCCGGTCGGCGCCAACCAGAGTCCCGTTGAAGTACGTGTTCAGTTCCGCGAGGTCCGCAGCCGACAATGCGGCACCGACACGGCCTATAACGATGACACGTACCTCGCGCAGCGGGGCGCCTTCTCTTGTCGCGATCGCCCGGGCAATCGGCTGCCTGTCGTCGGCAGTCCGGAATTCCCGAACTGCAAGAGTTTCATGGTCCTCGAGCGTGACCGCTCGCTTGTTCGCGCGCAGCGTGGCGGGCGCCATTTCGCGGACGCGGTCCAGAGACTCCGGCGTCGAGCCCTCCGGCGCTTCCCAGCCCGTGGCGGCCAGTGGGTTGGTGATGTCGTCAAGGCGCGGCGTAGACGACCGGTTGACGGTAATCAGGGCCGCCCCGACGTTCCCGTTATTGTCGGCACCGATACGGTAGACGGCGGAGATATCCAGACCATCACCGGGAATCTTGCCGTTTGTGCCGTCGCCGAACAGGATGTACCAGCCGTCCTGGTCTTCCTGCACCCGATAGACCCTGTCCTGGGGGCCGGACGTCAGGAAGTTGTCAACACGCAGCCAGTTCGTTTCAGTACCAATTTCGACCGTTTCAATTGATCCATCCACGAACGGGGTCAAATTCAGCCGGAATTCCTGGTTGGTCTCACTCGTTGTCTGTCCGAGCGCGTCATCGACTGTCTGCCCCTGCAGGACCTCGGCATTGACCCACCAGTCGCCGTCGATCACGGCTGCGGGCGTGACAACTGGCACGGACCCAAGCGAAGCTTTCGCGAACCGGATCCAGAAGCCTTCAATGCTGTTGACGGTGGTTTTTCCCCACCGGCTGGAATCGTTGACGCTGTGGGCAGCGAGGATGTCCCAGGCGATTTTGCCAGCCTGTGACAACTGCAACGTCCCATCCGTCACGACTAAGGTTCGCCAATCACCGACGTCGTTCCCGTTGTCCTTGTTCGCGTCCCAGAATTCCGGGGTGAACGTGTATCCGATAGCGTATGTCCCAGCCGTAAAGGCCACGGCATCAAACTGCATGGTCGGATGTCCAATGTAGACGTTGCCATCGCCGTCGATATATGTCGAAAGCGTGGTGCCTGCGATGGTGATGGACTCGGTTGCCTCAAACACAACGGCATCGTCATCCTCAGTTGATTCGGTCGCGAATTGTGCACCCTGGGGGACGATGATAATCGGCAGACTGGCGGGAATTCTGGTCACTCTGGCCAGCACATGGGTCTGGGCAGGTATTGCGGCTGCAAGATCATAGCCGATAAGCTTACCCACAACGATCGCGGAAGCTCGCTGCTGGAGCGTCTTCCAGAAATTTTCGGTTGCGGCGAAGTCAAACAGACTCGCGTCGCGATGCATCCGGTAGGCTTCCAACCGAAGCTGGGCATTGATCGGGTCTTCCGGGTCTTCCTCGGTATGCCACGGCATGTAAATGGCTTTCTGCTGAATAAGGCGCCGGAGTGCATCATCGTAATAGAAGCCCGCGTATCGAATGGAATCCGCCATTACTTCACCTCAACCTGGCCAGGCTGACCGGCCTCAAGGTCTGTGTATAGAATCTTCATCGTGGCCTTACCGTCGGTCGTCTTCTCCGGTCGGGGATATCCACTCTCAATACGGGCACGACCCTGACCTTCCAATCTGCGGAACAGCTTCTGCACCGACTGCACGCAGCGGCCGGCGAGAGTCCCGTTGTCGGAAGCGAACACCATATCGACGCCGCCAACTTCGGCTTCGGCGTCAAATGGGCTCGCCGAACCTGATGGCAGGCATCCCAGCGTGATTACCTGACGCAGGGATTCTCGGCCGTGGTCATCGACGCTGGTCAGCGCCAGGCCGCCGCGGACGGTTTTTCTCAAGGGCCACGCGACGCTTCTAGCCATTGGGTTTGTCCTTTATGAGTCGGACCACATCAGATGCCGGCTCGTCAGCTTCGGTGTCTGTGCTGGCGATACCGTATGAGCATCCCAAAGGCGCGGGCACTGTTACGGCAGCGGCGTTCGTTAACACCCCCGTGCTCGGATGCGGCGCCACTACGATTCCACCAGGGGGGATGCTCTGAGTATGCGAATTCAACTGGCCGAGGTTCGTGATGACGGCCTGCAGAATGACCTTCAGGGGTTCCCATATCGTTGCCATCTGTGTGGCAGCGAACGAACCCAGGCGAACTTCCTTCTCGTCCGACTGAATGCCCACTTGCAGGTCACCTGAACGGGAGCCAAAGCCGACACGCTCGACATCGGCGGTCCAGTCATGTGGGATGGAGGATCGGGTTATGTAAAACAACTGACCGCCCGGAAACTCCATGATGGTTACGGTGTCGTTGACATTCGGTCGTCCACAGAAAAACGGTGGAAACAGAGGCGGCACACGCCGGATGACGTTGTTGCCGTAACGGGTCGTGGCGACGATATCGATGCGGCCAAGATCGGAATCGTCAGTATCCCGATCAACGACTGCTTCGTAAAACTCCGCCTGCCCTCTTTCCAGCGCTCCACTCATGCCTGCGTCTCCACGCCCACCGACAATCCCGGGGCTTCGATCAGCTTTTGTGCCTGGCAATCAACGGTATGAATGCCGTTCTCCCAAACGTGGGTAGCCTTAAGCAGGATGTACCAACCCTCATCCATTGGTGCCACGCCTCGGATCTGATGTACCTGGTCTGAGTCGACAAGGTGGATGCCCGGCTGATTCTGCAGTGTGAATTCGGCTGTCCACCATGCAGCCAGGCGCTCCGTCAGCCACTGGATGGCGAAAGCCTCAAGCGATTCTCTGTTGCTGGACAGGGCCGGAAGCATTGTTGACGTCAAGACGTCGGGCACCTCTTTGAGCGGAGACCATGTTTTGCCGCCGCTCTTGACCCTTCGAAGACCGACCTGTTCGGGGCTTGAGCCCAGGATGCTGAGGCGCAGCTCGCCGCCCGACACGATCGCTTTTTCGATCTTGTCATCAACCCTGACATCTTCATCAAACTTAACATCGATCTTCTGGGCAGGTGATACCGTGGCTATTACTCGGAACGGCCGACCCTTCTTTTTGTCCCATCCGAGAATCTCCACGCCTGTTGGTGCGTCGGAGATGTTAAAACTCGGGGCAAACCTTATGAGGTCGGAATGACCCATCCCGGGCGTCATATACCGGAATGTCTGGCTCCAGTCGTCCGGACCCGAGGCTGGCGGGCGAAAGAGCAATGTTTCCCGCCCCGTGGCGGGGTCATATTTGATCTTCGGGTACTGGTACCCGAAGCACTCGGCCATCTTTTTGATCCACGCCAGATCCGTCATACCGACAGGCTTAACGCGATCGCCGGGCACACGCCGAGTCGCCACCAAAGCCTTCTTGCGGTTTCTACTCGTACTCGAACGCGCATTCGGCAGGGGACTGGACGGCGTCGGCACCTCGTCGACATCCCACCCGTATTCGTGCGCAAGTTCAATCACGACGTCGGAGTCTCTCTGAAAACTGTGAAAAACCCGGGCTTCCGTGTTGTCCATCATCTTGCGCAGACTGTCATACGCCATGAACTGCACAGTGACTTCATTGCTATAATCCGGTTGACGCGTCAGGAGATCGAACCGGCCTTTACAGACCATGTCAGCGTCGCCGACAGTCGCCGCTCCGTACCCAGCCCAAAGCTCCACTGAATTGCCAGGAAACAGCACCTTGTCATCCAGGAGAATGAATTTCGCCCGTATTTCGTCCCAGGCATTTGCATTGATCTGCAGAATATCTGCGCCATCACATGTTTCAGTAAGTTCGATGCGGTTGATCCGGGACATGATGGACGGAGGCAGCTGCGTACCGTTGACAACGAAAGCCACCTGTGGCGTCGCATGACTGATCACAGGCGTTCCTCCGCAAGTGCCTCAAAGACGTCTTCCCATCCAGCGACAGCAAACGGCGCGGACAGTTTGATTTCCTTCCTCATTTCTGAATGCATACGCGGCAGAATTTTGACCGAAGCACCTTCCTGCTCAATGACGCCGGGGTTGGTTCTTCGAATATGGGCGCTCAACCGCGGGTTACCCAGGTACCTGGCGGCGAGGGTTTCAAAATTCTCACCAGCGCGCAGGACATGATAGAACGTGGACCTCTCAGTCCCCTGGCGTTGCGAATCAAGCGTTCGTTCGACGGCCTCAATTAATGTGAACGACACGTTGGCCGAGATTGGCAATCCACTGATCGGGAAAGTGCCGTTTGTCGTTATGTTGAGACTCGTCAGCCAGCAGAGCACGACTTGATCGTTATATTCAAACCTGACCAGCGGGATGCGGTTCATGTTGACATCGTATTTTCGCAGAGCCCGTAAGGCATTCAGCTTAATCCGTATGTCATCCGCTGCGTGCTCCGCAGCAAATACGGCGTTGATGGTGATGCTATCGGGACCATTCTGACCAGGTGTGGAGCCCATCGCGGCATCGCCGAAACCGCCGTGGGAATTGACCGCCGTCGTATACCCAAATTGAACCTGGTCGGTGTCGTGCTGGGCTTCCACCTCGTTGGCCATATTGATGAGGTCATCGCCAGTAAACATTTCCCAGTCATGGTTGATCAAGCGCCAGCGCTTCCGGAATGACGCGCCGAACTGGTCCGCTATCGATGCGGCGAGAATGGCAATACTGGAAAACTGCGGCACAATCATTCTGGCCTCACATGTCCCATGATGACGTTCATCGGCATCGGGCGAACCGCGTGTTCGCCCTGGCCGGCACCTATGACCATGAACCGATAGCTGGCGTTGATATCTATTCCGCGGGCATCTGCGGCGCCGGAGCCCGATACGCGACCGGAACTATTCGCACCTGTGACCTTGCCTGATTGATCAATCTTGAGCTTCAAGAGTTGTTCAATCGTCAGTTTGCCATCCTGTTTCTCGGGCGGATTCGGTGCCTGAGGGACAGGGCTATCAGGAGTAGGCACCACGTGCGGTGGTACGTTTACGGCCAGCTCTCCCGGCTTAAGTCCAGCCTGTGCTTCCTTAAAAGCACTGAAACCACCGTACATCATCGCCTGTTCTGGCGATGCCCACATGCCTTCCGCATTGAGAACTGCCGATTCCATCTTATCGGCCTTGTATTGGTTGGCGCGATCCCGCTCTACCTCCCAGGTTCCACGAGCCAATGCTGAGCCAGAGCTCATGTCATCGTTCACCTTATCCGTTAATTCCTGACTTCCATTTTTGATCTCCCGAGAAATCGGCTCGTTGAGCTTCTCCCACCATGCATCGCCAAGATCGACAGCACCACCGACGACGGTACTAAACAGCCAAGCAATCGGAGAGATAGCTTTACTGAGCCCGCTAAGTGTTTCGATGACAGCGGGCAGTCCGTCCTCAGATGTCGCCCACTTGACGAAATCCCCCAGGTTTTCACCCAGTAACTTTCCAGCTTCAGTGGCCTTAGTCAGACCAGCGGCAATCTGATCAGCCGCAGTACCGACGCCTGTGGCCCCATTGCCCATACCTTCGATCATGCCGGTGCCAATTGCAGACCAGACCTCACCGAGGTTTACTTTGAATCGTTCCATCTGGAAATCGACGTCATCTTGCCGTTCAGCCCAGCGCTGAGGCAGTTCATCCGTGGTCGTCATTATGTCGTCGAGTACTTCGCGATAACGTGATGCGTCTTTTGTGAGAAGCCCGAAGATCCCGAGTTCCCGACCAGACAGGCCCATCTTTGTAAGACTGGCCGCAACATCGACTCCGGCGCCTTCAGCAATCCGAAGTTTTTCGGATAAATGTTCGATCCAATTCGAGAAACCGAGGGCGCGCACACCCTCAGCCGTCCAAACGATTCCGAGCTTCGAAGCCTCGTCCTGAGCTTCAGCACTCGCTGATGACAATGTCGAGATGACATTGCCCAGGGCCATCAAACCCTTGACCCCTGACACGCCCGACTTTGCAAGAACGGAGTTTGCAGCGATCAGTTCCTCGTAACCAATCTTCAACTGAGCGGCCAGAGGGCCGACCTGTTCGAGGGCCATTCCGAGGACGCTTATTGACTCGGCACCGTTCTTTGTGCCGATCCACAGCGCGGTCTGAATATGGTCGATCCGATTTGCCTGCTCGCCATATGCACTCATGACTGATGTAGTGGCATCAACCACGCCCTCGAACTCTTGCATGGTCCCTGCGGCCGTAGTGGCTGAACTTTCGATCAGTTTGATAGCGTCGGCGTCTGCCAGGTTGACTTTCAAGGCCGAGCCTAAGCGGTCCTTAAGTCTTGAGCCAGCGATACCGGTCTGCTGTTCGATCGAATTAATTGCCGCACCGAACTTGAGCACGGCACTGGTTCCAACTGGAAGAATGGTCCCGACCTTCGCCCATTCACCAGCGCTTTCGGCTGCTGCAGAGAAAGCTTTTTGAATCGACGCGATTCCGATCATCGGCGCCGCGATAAGCGCCGCCTTCTTGAATGCCCCACCGAGTGTCGAGCCCACCGAGGTGGTGAGCCCGTCCGCAGCCTTCTTTGTGTCCTTCAGGGATGATCCGACAGAGCCGAGGTCCGACTTGGCCTTATTCGCACCTTCGATATTGATCTTATAGCCAAGTACCTTGCCGCTTTTCCCCAGGCTCATCAGAAGAACCTCCCGAGCCAGCGGACCACCCGCGGTTGGTTGTGGTACATCGTTTCCAGAGCGATCAGGAACTCATCAAACGTCATGGCTTTTATGTCGCTCAAGCTCATTCCCCGCAAAGCCATCAACATGTCGGCCTCCTGGTAGAAGGTCTCGAAATCGAGGCCTTCGAGGAGGCCCATCAAAAATCCACGCCAACATCTTTCAACCCGATCGGCATCTTCAGGACCTTCTGGCACTTCGGGCAATGGAACGGCGCCCAGGCGTTAACATTGCCGCCGACCACCCGGGCGGACTCACGCATGACTTCTCCGTCATCGGAGTGTCCACCCATGAACACGTCCTGGGGCTGAAGGCTCCAGAACCCGCCCTCGGCGCAGTCATCACCGGCAACGATGCCGGCAAGAGCCACCGAGTGATCGAGGCGCAGCAGGTTGTCGAAGGCTTTCCTCGTCATCTTGAACGTGGCTTTCATCCAGGACGGCGCACCGAAGACCAGCGCCGTTGTCGCTCTCGCGCCTTTTTCTTCCGGATTGCCGACAAAGATGGGCTCACGCAGGCGCATGACCGCCCGGGGAAGCATTTCAGATGTCCAGTCCCAGGCCGGTATTTCGATGTTCGCCGCATCGAGCACGAAGCTGATCATGTAGTCGCCGCACTGAGGACACGCGACCGGCTTCGCCCACCGCATACGGCGATCCAACTTGCCGGCCTTCCACGATCGGTAAATGGCCAGATGGATGATGTCGCAAAACGGCAAAGCCGCCACACGGATCATCCTCTGTTGCGTGTCCAGTGCCGTCAGGTCCTCGCCAAGCAGCGTACTGAGCGACTCGCCGAGGGTTGCTGCGATCAGCTTGCCTGGGTGCTGGTTGTATTCCGGGTCTTGTTTGAGATCAGAGATCCGAAGGTCCAGATCTATGTCCTGGCGCCTGAACGAAAAATCACCGACAACATCCCGGCCGACGAGGACCCCCATCCCGAGACGGGGGCCTCGATCGGCAAGGCGCTGGCTGGTCATTTGCACGGTCGCCCGGCTTTCACCAGGCTTCAGTTCGCGAAGAATGTCCTGCACCATTCTGTCCACCTCATATCACGCGCTTGGCGTTGTAAATCACGAACACGACAGTCGTGGTCGAGGCCTTTTCGCCTTCCCTGTCCTTGCTCGAGGCCTTCAGGTCCGCGATGCCCATCTGTTCGATGAACTGGGACCCGACGATCCTGTCGCTGGGACCATACGTCACGAGGGTGCCCGGGACCTTCGAGCCCAGGAGAGCAAGACGGCATGACGCGGCCCAGGTTTCGATCTGCGTGACTTCCGCCTTGTCCGTGTCGTACATTTCTGCCGACACTTCCACGGAGTCTGTTCCGCCGGCAAAATGGAACTTGCCGTCAGCGGTTTTAAAGTACTTGTTCGGGGAGGACAGTTCCCCGAAACTCTTGAAGTTGAATTCGCCGTAAGGCGTGATCAACTTGAACGCGTTGTCCCGTCCATGGTTATCACCGAAATCGGTTTTCCTTCCCATTTGATCCTCCGATCATGCCGGGGGCGGCGCGCCGCCCCCGGCTCATGCCTTACGCCACCGAAACGTCAACGCCCTTCTCGCCGATGTAGAAGGTGACCCGTTCGTTCGCCGAAACAATCTGGTACGACACCGCACATACGAGGTCGCCGACCGCCTGAACCGACGAGCCGTTGTTCTCATCGTCGGCCTTGATCTCGACGGCGTCTTCGAATGACGCACCCGTGAACCAGGAGCCGCCCTTTGCCTGGCTGAACTTCGGGCCGAGCAGCGACTTAACGAGCTGGATCGCCTTCTGCCTGGTGTCATCGCCACCGCTTCCGCTGGTGATCTGGAACGCCAGCGGATCGCCGTTGGCCAGCAGCTCATGCAGGATGTGGAGGTTGCATTCGATCTGGTGCTTCCAGCGGTTGACCCAGTCGCGACCGGGAATGCGATTGCCGAAGATGAAAATCGACGGGCCGCGATGGCGGATTTCCTGCATGCCCGCGCCGTTGATGATCTTGTTGTCGAGCTCGACAGCCTCGCCGCTGTCGTTGTCAGTCGGAAGGCTGGAGAACAGCGGGCTCAACAGCGCATTGGTGTCGGCAGCCGGCTTCTGGTAACCCTCGTTCGATGCCGCGTACCTGGCTTCGAGACCCAGGAGAGCGCCAGTCATGGTGCTCAGGTATTTGCTCTTGGCGCCGAACGGGTTGATCGTCAGGTACCCGAACGACGGATAACCGACGGCGAAGAAGTCGTTCGGCGTGATGTTGGCCTTCAGCCATGCACGGGCCGCTGATTCTTCCAGAATGGTCGACGGCACTTCCGCACGCGTCATCGCACCGAAGACTTCGCCGAAGTCAATCATTGCCTGCTGGGGCGCCACCGATACGACACCAGGCATCGCGATCTTCAGGCAACCGATGTCGCTGCTGCGCAGCTGCAGAATCGGCGAATCCTCGGCATCGAATGCTTCGATGTAATGCGCGTCGGCCAGGTTCGCGATTCCGTCCCTGCCGCCTTCCATTTCCTGCGTGAATTCCAGTCTTCCGATCGTCGGCGCCGCACCGTAAACGGTAGCGCTGTTGGTGAACCCAGCAACGGCATTGAGGGTCCCGGTGGTCGGCTGCAGCGAGTACGCGGGACCGTACTTCGCATCGTTCGCCGTCACCTTCAGGTACTTGTGCCCGGACACGGTCGCGACGCTGAACACGACGTCGGTTCCGAGGCCGTTCAGTTCGGTCACGGCATCCTCGATCGTCTGCGTGGCCGCACCGGTCATTGTGAGCGTCGCCGGCGCCGCTCCGTTCAACACGAAGATGAACGTCTTGCTGGAAGTGTCCTTCGTGGTGTCCCAGGCCGTGGCGCCCGTGGCCGTCGGAAGTCCAGGAGTCACGACCACAGCCGTGACGTCCTCGTTGACGCCCAGGGTGATCGTGTCATAGGTGTTGCTGTACACCCGGTAATTGGTCGTGACGTCCTTGCTCCCGGTTCCCGTTCCGGAGAACGCGAACGGGAAGAACCGGCCGCCGAGCTTGTTGAGGCTTGCCGGCAGCGGCCTGACGTAAACGTCGATTTCATCGGCTTCAGCGAAAACGCTTGCGCCGTTGGTCACGGTGAAGCCCGACAGGAACGAGTGCGGGGCGGCATAGGCCACACCGAACGTACCGTTGGGCAGGTCCGAACCCAGAATCTTTTCACCGGCCAGATCATAGGCTTCCACGCTGAACGTGGCCGCGCCGGACAGGACGGTCAGGACGTACTTGTGCGGCACCATCGATCCGCCGTTGACCAGCGTGCCGACGTACCCGTCTTTTCCGGACGGTACCTGGAAATTCATGACGCGGAACTTCACGGTCTTGGCCGTCACACCCCCGGGCACGGCGATTTCGGCGAAGTTCGCCGGCCGCGATTCATCCAGGGTGACATCACCCTCGAATTCGTCATCGGCCGTCACTTCGTACTGCTCGACTTCCAGTGACTCGCGAATCTTCGACTGGAAATAGTCGTTGTCGCTGGAGGACAACATGCAGTCGTAGAAGTGGGCACGAGCCCGGGCCCTGTTTTCGTACACGTGAAGATCGAATTCGTCATCCGGATCGGCCACGCCGTCATTCACAACGACGCCGAGGCTGCGGAACGCGTTGTCTTCGTCGATGTTCGACACCTGGACGACCCAACGGCCATCCGTGGTCACGACGCCGGTGAAGTCACCGGTGACCGTGACGATCCCGGCGGCGTCGTTGCCGTCGATGAGCCACGTGCGCGTTTCACCGTGAAGAGTGAGCACGCCACCCTTAAGTTCGTCGGTCTTGAACGGCCAGTTGGCGCCAGTCAGACCGGTATCGAACGCGGACCCGGTAATTGCGGCCGGAACGTTGGCGACCTTTCCGCCGCGCACGACCGCGGCGCCGCCCCAACGCCCACCATTCGCTGCTTTCACGCGCAGAACCGGCAGCGCCAGCTTGGTCGCCGACCGGCTGGCGGCATACGACGTGTCGACGTCGCGGGAGTAGAGCACGATCTCCGCCTGCCGCTCTGTCGCGTCGGTAACGCGCAGCCCGAAGAAACTGCCGGCGCCGCGGGCCATTTCGAAGAAGTGATCCATCGCCAGGTTGGCCTGACTCTCACGGATCGCCTTCCCGAAAACCCTCTTTGCCAGGTCCTTGGACGCGCCATTGAAGACCCTGTTGACCGGGCCCTTCTCGAAGGCTCCAGCCATCAGGCTGTTTCCGAACGAACTGAGTCGTCCCGCCTTGGTCGGCCCTTCCCAGATCACCCGAGTGCCGGCCTCTCCGCTTCTGGCACCATACTCGTAGGTACTCATCTGAACTCCTGTTATCAAGCCACCGACGGAGTGAACCCGTCATCTGCCGTGGTGGCCCTTATCGATTCCTCGCCATGCCAGCACTCTGTGTCTGCAGCGAGGGTAAGCCGCATATCGAACCCGTCCCCGATGATGTTCCCAGTCTCCATTGAGCCATCGACCAGCCAGATTTCGACGGGCAGTGACGTTGTTGGTGACAGGAATGTTTTTCGGACTTCGAACAACCGATGCATCTCGGACATCAACCGATCACGCTCGGTCGCCCTGGCTGCCAGAACCCTGATCCCGAACAAGTACTGGTACGATGTTGGGCCTTTGACAGAGACGGCCCCATGTGACGACAGAGAACGCACGGCCGGGTAGGCGACAATGCGACGCCCACCAGTCTCTGAAACGCTCTCGACCAGGATTTCCGGCTGCGTAATGGAGATGTAGTCAGCATCACCGGTGTGCACGACTGACGGCCGGAACGCATATCGGACATGGACCTGGGTGCCGACAGTCATCGGTGCAGTCGGCGTCCAGATCTTCGTTGTGGGATTAAACGTCCCGGGGATTTCCACCCACGTCGTGCGATTAAAAACCGCCTCGATCGCTGTCACGTTGTGGGGCAGTTCTGCGACGCCGGCTGCGAATGACAGGGACGCCACGTCACCAGCAGCGATCGTGATCTCCTGGACGCCCGACAACCGTATCGTCGCCAGCTGGGTCATCAGGACACGAGTCAGGACATCATCCTGCCAGGAAGACGCGCGCAGCGGCTCACTGGCGGTCTGCATGAACAGCACACGAACAACCGCGTTTATTCCCATCAAGATCGGGCTATCATGGCTCGCCGATGACCGCGAAAGCTTAACCACGAAGCCGAGGGGCTTCTTCGTCCAGAACGGCATCGCGCTGTACAGATCTGCCGGAGCGTTCCAGTCAGTACTGGCGACAGCGGGAGCCCATGCTCCGGACCTGAACCAGTAATCCGTAACACCGTCGGTGGCTCTGATTTTTACGCCCGTGGCAGCACCAACGATGAGGACCTCCGCGGGCCCCCACGAGTACATGCCACCGACCGTCCGGACGATCGATCGGTAGGTGCCTGTCAACTTGTCCGTGTCCAAAAAGACGCCGCGATCGAAGTCGCACCTGGAAATATCGAACGCAACCTTTGAACTCACCAGGTCAGTCAGGACAGGATTGCCCCAAGGGCCGAAGTCGTAATCACGGCCCCAGGAGAGAATCATGCTTTGTGTCCGGACCGCCATTACATGTGCCTTGTAAAGCCCTTGGAAATTTCTTCCCATGGGCCGCGTAACACCGGGTTTTGCCTGTAACCAGCTTCACGCAGATTCTCGAAGGCCTTCTTCGTTACCAGGCGAATTGACCTTGTCAGTCCCTTGGGCGCCTCAAGCTGTTCGGCGAGGAACCATGACAAAGCGCCCTGGTACACAGAGCGCCCGTTGACAACGAACCGGGCATCGGCCGCTGTTTCGTTCGACCGACAGGCGGCGATGAAGCCGGCGGACGGGAACAGTTTCGTCAAGTCCCGGAACCGCAGATGGCGGCCGTGCCCACGGTCGAACGTCAGCGAACCGGGCATCGTCCTCGAGCCGATAACCACCGGCGCCCCAGGGCGCGGCATGCCATCCCGGAGGGCGTCGCCCGAATGACACGCATCGATGACGACGCGGATCCTGACCGAGCTCGGGATCCCAGAAACGAATTCATGCAACCAATCAGCGGAAATCACGCGATCAGGAGACCAGTCGAAGTCATACGGACACAGACAGTCGGTCCGGGCGTTGCCGTCCTCGGTCTGAGTGCCATGTGACGAGTTAATGAATATCAGGTGGTCATCGTCGACCAGGCCAGCTGATGCATCGTTCAGCGCGCCCTTGATTGCCCGGGTGGTAGCGGACGAGTCGAGCAGGACGGTCACGTCTTCGCGGTTATACCCCGCCAGGTTGACCAGAATGTTGGCGTAGCGTTCGGCGTCAGGGACACAGCCCTGGAGATCGCAGCCAGGCATCTGGTACCGGTTTATTCCGACTATGACCGCCCTGCGTTTCATCGTCCTTCCCCAGGTCTTTTCGTCACGACCAGCCTGCGTTCAAGTCGCGCATCACACACCATGTCCCGGTCAGTAACCGCCGAGATAATTGACGCGATGATTGTCGGGATGCCGATCTTGCTCGTGCACGTCATCAGACATGACAAGAGGTCGTCGGTCATGCCGGTCGTGTCGATGGAGACTTCGTTGTAATCGATGTGAGTCGTCACGGCCGGCGCCCCGCATTCGAGGAGGCACTTGCTCATGCCCAGGCCGCCCTGCGCCCAGATACCCTGCTGAATCTGCTGCTGCGCTGCCGTGCAACTGATGTTTCCGAGGGCCATCGCAGAAGCAAGGATCGCGATGATGAGCAGAGGCATCAGTCTGGCGAAGCCCCCTGATCCTCTGCGAAGCCTGTTCGCCTCTGCGAGACCTTTGGTAATCTTGAGTCCGCGGCGCCTAATCATGGCGCGCTGCCCAGCCGAATATCCAAAGTTCGCGCCTATCGCGCCTCCACCGGCCAACAGCCCGATCACGAGGCCCGCATACCACGGCATGTCCGAGCCGGGCAGAAAGGCCACGGCGAGACCGACGAGGCCGGATACCAGCGTGACGACTGCGCCCTTGAACTTTTCAGGCCTTGCCGCCCATTGCGAAGACAGACCCTCCGCGGCCTTGGCCAGCACGCCGACCACCACCAGGATCCCGCCGGCGATCATCAGCCAGGCGTCCCAGTTCGCTTTCACCATTTCGATAAGCTCCATAGGTACCTCCGGAGTTATGGCAAGGCCCTTTGCCTTTGCCGGGATAAATAGAGCGAGGCATGCGATCACCATGCTGGCGCATGCGATGATGGTGCCGACCAGCCACCGATTCGACCCATGCCGCTCCTTACACGCATCAAGGCTGACCATTGAGTCTTCGACCTTTTCCATGCGGACTTTCAGCCCCCCGAATTCGCCCTCGCCGTGCTTCAGGCGCACGTCGTAAGTGCCGAGAGCGCCCTTAATCTCTTGGTAGTGACCAAGGAGGAGTTTCACGTCACCTTTGATTTCCCGGATATCTGCGTTGAGCGATGCTTCGTTCACGTCTACCACCTCGGAATTTCGCCGGATTCAAATGCCTGCCACACGCGGTCCGGGACCTGCGAATACTCCCAGTGCAGAACGCCCGGGCACCCACGATCGCGCATGAATTTTTCGAAGAATGCGATGTCATCAACATCTACGAGATGGACAGCCTTGGAGATCGCCCGGATGCTTTTCAACAGCGCCCTCAATCCAGTTTCCGGGAACTGCTTCGGAATACCGTTCGTTTGGAACGGTTGGTCGATGCCGCGAGTAGCCTGCTTGTCATAAATGGAGCCTGACGGCAGATGCGGCAGCTTCGGATGATTAGGCCGGGATTCGTACTTGTCCCAGTACCTGGCGTATGTCTCGCAGACCCGCTCGACACCACCACTGATTTCCATCCAGTAGACCTGCGGACAACGGAAATCGACGAACCCACCGAACTTCGTGAACGGGAAAGGCTTGTGATAACCGGTGTACGCCCACGGCGCATCGCCGACAGCAGCGTCCGGGCAACGCTCTCTAATCTCGACGCCGAAGACCTCGGCGTCGTAGTCGGCGTTAATCCCCCGATCCCATTCGGTTTCGGAATCGCTGACCACACCATCGCAGCCGATGTCCATGGCCTTGCTGAAGGCCTCGGCCTGGCGGGCCAGCACGTCTGGATCGAAGCGGGCGCCGCCGTCTTTCGTGCGGTATGACCGGGGGATGTCATACGACCAGGCATACACCTTGATGCCGGCCGCATGGAACCGCTCGACGATGTCCTTGGTAAGCTGAACCTTGTTGCGGAATCTCGGTATCCACGACGAACCGGTGTTCCCGCCTTTGATCGCTACCCAAGAAATACCGCAACGCTTGCAGCGATTAATGATGGCTGCAACGTCTCCGCCTTCGCATCTCGCGAGCACCCAAATGTAAAAACCGCGACCAGATGGAAGTATTTTCATGCTGCATCCCTCCCAGACAGACCGAGGGCTTCGGCGACAGCCGCGCGCAGCTCGGCGTTACACATGGCCTCGAATTCAGGTGATTCGGTGATATCGCCGATGAACGGCCGGGCCGGGATAACCCACTTGCCCTTTGCGCCGTCGCCCGTGCCCCATTTGTCCAGGAGCTCCTGGGCCTTCGCGACATCGCCCCGACGCTTGCCAGCGACGATATCCTTCAACTGCATCATGACCGCGAAGCCCACCTTCGGATGCTTCTGCAGGTCAACGACTGCGCCGTCGTGAAGATACTCGGCCACCTTTTCCAGCTTGCCGTTCTTCCCCTTGGCTGTCCGATTGACGCCTACCCACAGCGTCATCCCATCCGGAGCAACATCCGCGATCAGCGAGCCGATCAGGTCACCGTCTTTCACAAGCGGTGTGGACGAACCCTTCATGGCGATAGTCAGGGGTGAATTCGCCGCGTACTTTTTCGCCTGAATGGCTTTTCGCGCATCACGCACGAAATTTTGCCCGATCCTGACGAGATGCTTTGTTGTGGCCTGGGGCAGGACCTGTGCGAACCTTGCCGGGTCGACCAGGCGCTCAAGTTCGTCCCATCCGTCACCATACCTGCCGGTTTTGGTGCTCATACGAGCCTCCTTGCCGGGGCACGGTCATTCAGGTCCACACGGAAGAGTGAATCCGCCATAATGCCAGCGGCGACCCGCCGCGGATTCGTGATGTAAAGCTGCTCGGAATCAATGACGTTGCCCAGTCGGTCTGTAATCTGGACCAGGAGATCACCGTCGCAAGGCGAGTACGAACAGGCCTGCGCGTCCTTCACCCGGAAAAGCATGGTGCGGCGGACGTTGTCATCAGCACCACCAGGCACGGACTGTCTCGATTTACCGGAATCTTCAAGCTGGACACGAAGCGTAACAGTTGCTTGACGCGCTTTGCCGGGTATGACTTCGCCGGCCGTTGAATCTTTAACCGCGACAGGGAGTGGGGCGATCTTCGCCAGCCTCCACCCGATAAGGGGTGCGCCAGTCACCTTCCACGTTTTCCCTTTGCGCCGCTTCTCGGCGCCGGAGTTTCAACCTGGGTCTCCAGGGCATCCAGTGAACGCGGGAATTCCCGAACCTTGAGCTGATTCGAAGGGATCATGCGTTTGATCATGTCGAGATCCGCCTGGTCATAAACCAGCGTGGAACCACCAGGAATGAAACTGGTCCGGCCAGCCACAGGCAGTCCCAGAAAATGCGTCGGGCCTGTCGCCAGGACCGTAACTTTCGCAATCGGTTTACTCATCGGACACCTCATCAAATCACGGCAACCCTGGGGCGCCGGTAGCTGGTAATGATGCGATCGACCTCGGGGTCTCCCGACAGCGGCGCGAGCACAGGGCCGCGCGACATGGACCGACCGGACATGTTCACATTGGTGGCCGTAAGGAAGCGGCGCTCCTGGGCGAGATCTTCGTCAGTAACTTTCGGAAGCAGGAGGTACGCCCAACGCTTGAGCGCCCACTTGATGTTCGCCGGTGTGGCCGGTGTTTCGCCCGACATATCAACAGCACCGAACGAACCAACGATGGTGATGTTCCCTTCGCCCTTCGCGAAGACCGCTCCGGCCGGGCGACGCAGTTCATATGCGAGGCCCGAGACCGGATGCGCTCTAACGATGGTATCGGTAACAGACACTCCGTCGATGGTGAGAGATGTCAGTGTGATCAGTGGGTAGTCGAGGTCCAAGCGTGATCGTCCAGTACCATTTACGTACAGCGTTTTCGTGCGGGCTTCGAACCACGTGTGGGCCGCTGCTTCAGCGCGTCTGGCTGCATCTGCGATCGCGGCAGTAACCAAGGCGTCGGCGGCGATTTCGGCCGTGACACCCTCTGCCCTGATGTCTGCGATCGTCAGGTAATTGCCCATCTCGCCGAGCCTCGCTTGCCAAAGGACCTACAGGAACGTGCACGCACTGACGACACACGCAGTGCCGGGCGTCAGCGCCGTTGAAACCGTTACCGCCCCGTCGCCGGCGACTGAATGACCGGTGATGAGCTGGTCGCATCCGGACGTCGGGACGATGCTGTAGATGGTGGCGCCTATCCAGTCCGGATCTGCCGCCGAGGCACCGGATGTCGCAGGATTGGTAATCGTGATCGTTTTACATTGGAGCGCATCGATGGGGAGTTTCTTCGACAGCTGTTCGTAATTGGTGGCCGCCGTACCACCGACGATGATGTCGGGGTTGGCGCCCTTGGATGTCACCAGCTGGCCGTCCGCAAGCAGGGTGCCTGCATCCCACACGTTGCCGGTGTCATCCCAGGTATAAACTTTGCCTTCATCCAGGCCGCCGTTCGTGGCCGTCATAAATACGCGGTAGCCTTCGATATTCGGATCAGCCGGCGCGGTATCGCTTACGATATCCACGACATTGATGATGCGGGCTTCAAGGTCGGCGGACAGCGCGTAGTCATCGATTTGCGTCCATGAAGTCAGGTTTGCCCCGCCGACAATCAGGTTCCCGTCGTAAGTCAGCACAAGCTGTCCAGCGGAGACATTCGTTCCGGCATTCCATCCAGTGATATCGTCGTATTCGTAGATCTTGCCTTCGCTGAAGGTTCCGCCATCAGCCGTGCAGAAGGTGCGGTATCCGTCAGCAGGGGCAACGGGTATGATTCCGCCAGCCAATGCACGGGTCACGGGGTAATGGACGATGCCGTAATCCGACAGCGTTGAGCCGACTTCATTTTCCGTAACGAGGTCAGTCAGTTGTACGCCGCCAGCCTGCACCTGTCCGGCAGCATCCAGATAGGCTGTCTCGCCGGCTGCCATCGGAATCGCCAGGCCCTGTTTCACGGTAAACAGTTCGGCCAGAACAGCTTCGACATCGGTGGCGGTAAAATGCCCTGCGGTATCAAAAACACCGATATAAGAAGCCCCGCCCGGTGTGGTGGTAAGCGCCAGATTGCTCTTGAACAGTCCGAGTTCGGCAAGCACGGCTTCAACGTCAGTTCCGGTGAAGTACGTCCCGACATCTTCAACGCCGACCATCGATGCGCCATTTCCATTCGTGGTCAAACCGAGGTTGGTGTCGAACAGCCCGAGTTCAGCAAGGACCGCCTCAACGGTGGCCCCCGTGAAGTACGTCGCAGTGTCCTGAACGCCAACGAGACTGGCACCCTTGCCGGATGTCGTCGCCGCGAGATTGGACGTCAGGGTCGTCGCCGAACCGATGGAGGTAAACAGGGCATCGACTTCCGCGAACACCGTCGGCAGCGTCTGCAGGTAAGCGCCACCCCAGCCGATCTTCGACTGGTACTGGAAGTTCGAGCCCGTTTCCTGGGCGGACGCCTGGGCGCTGCCCAGGAGCAGGGCGCCGACAACCATCAGGACCGAGAGCATCTTGAAGATGCCGGCGCGCAGAAGGGTTTCCATGGCTTCGATGCCGGGCTTCTTCAGCGAGGCCGACGAAACCGTGTCGTCCTTGTGCACGGGGCCATCCAGGTAGTCCGCGACGAACGTGTTGGCGCCGACGAGCTGGTAGAACTTCGGCTTCGGCGCCTTGTTTTCAATGGAATCGACCGGTGCGACATCTTCGACCGGCGTGGTGTCTTCGTTCTTCTTGTTCATGATCAAACCTCGTTCCGTGTTGTCAGTTGCGTGTCACACCGCAGGCCCGACCGAGGATCCGGGCGTCCCCGGCCGGGCTGTAGCCGTGCAGGCGGCTACGGGGTGATGTCGTAGCCGAGAACCAGTTCGTCGACCACGGCGAATTCGAAATCGATACGGGCGCTGATCGTCACTTCGTACATCCGCTTACGCGCCGCCCAGTCGATGTCGATGGAGATGTCGCGTTCGTGAATGCCGGCGACCAGATTCTTCGGCCTGCACAGCAGGTAGTTGCTGACCGGGAAGTCTTCGCGCGGCACAACCTCAATGCCCATCCAGTAGACGGGCTGGTTGCCGGTGATGATCGCGTCACCCAGGCTGGTGTTGCGCGCCTTGAGCTGATCTTTGTAACCCTGCCAGGCAACGGTGGAGACCCAGAACTTGAATTCGCTGGTCCTGGGCTTGTACGGATTCGGCAGAGCCGCGTACAGAAGGCCGAAGATCGCGTCGTAGTCGACGTTGGCGGCGGGGACGTCGACCTTGTTGGTCGTCGACGCTTCCTTGATCAGCTGCAGCCAGCCCTTGTTGCAGGCCAGGAAGCCGGGGGTCGCGCCATCGCCGTTGAAACCGAGATCGACCATGTCATTGCGGAACTGCTTGGCGAATTCGGCGTTGATGAACTCAAGCCCGCCTTCGCGCATGATGTTGTCTTCGAGCCAGGACTTCGTCACGTCGTGAGCCGTGATCACCTCTTCGACCAAGAGGGTCCGCGACGAGGGCGTGTAGACCTGTACTCCCGTGGGGGCCGTCCCTTCGACGGCCTTGCGCATGGCGCGTTTCGCCAGGCTGATCAGGTCGATCCTCTTGGATTCGGTTGTCATCCTTTCAACCGTGACTTCGCCCATCACTTCGCTGTGGGTATCCATCACGGTGGAGATGAACGCATCCGCAACTTCCGTTTCCAGCTTGCCGGACGACTGCAGGTGAACGCCCGAGCTGATCGGGTCGGTCGCGCGGTCACGCGCATGCATCGCCTTGAACTCTTCCAGGCTTACGATCTTGTCCATTCTTGAACCTCCAGTTCTCGATTTCACTTCGACTTCCGCGAGAACTACTCGCCGGAAGAGCCATCATCGATGACCACATGAAAGTGCTTGGCCAGCGGATGCGCCCGCTTGACCGGCTCTTTCGTGGCCGCCTGTCCACCGCTGGTCAGATCGTCTCCTCCGGCCTGGGGCGCCGGACGGGCAGAACGGACCTTTTCGATGGATTCCTTGAGCGACTTGTTCTGTTCATTGAGGGCCGCGATCTGCGCCCTCAGGTCAGCCATTTCCTTGTCGGCGAGTTCGGCGGCCGGCTCCTCGGGCGGCTTCTTCATCGCCTCGAGTTCGGCCAACATGGTGGCCATGTCTGCCTTCGTCTTTTCGAGCTGGCCCTTGAGTTCAGCGATGACCGGCACGTTCGGATCTTCGTTGGCGCTGTCGTCGTCGTCGGCGTCTTCAACCTGGGCGTCGATGGTCGCCAGAACCTCGTCCAGCGCCTTGGTGGTCTCCAGGACCTTGGCCGAGATTGCCGCGACGTCGGCGGCACGGTCGGTCTTTTTCATCTGGCACGTGCGTTCAATGCGTCCGACGATTTCCGGAATCGACCGGTTCGTTTCGACGAGGATGATGCCGGCCGACGCCCCGGCCTCGGCGTTGTTCATCGCGGTCAGCATGCTGGCCACGAGAGCCTTGTATTCATCGATGGCCGCCAGAATCGGCGTGACCTTGTCGGTGATCTTTTCGTTGGCGATGATGTCGTACATGACATCCCGCAGCGTCCAGCCGGCTTCGCTGATGTTCTGGTCGTAGGTCTTTGCGGCCCACTTCCCGGCGAACGTCGGCACTTCGATCGTCTCCGGCTGCTGTTCCTCGGACCTGTTGCGGCCGAACAGCGACTGGAAGAGCGACTTCAGAACACCCGCCTGTTCCGGGGTAACTTCGATTTTGGTTTTCATGCTGCGCTCCGTATCGGTGTTTATGTTTTCCCAGGGCGCTACGCGGTCACACTTCCGCAGCCACAAGACAACCCGGGTTTTGACCAGTTCGAGTTCTTCCGGCGGAATTTCAATCCCGCCCATCTTGCCTTCGAGCACACCGGCTGCCGTGATGATTGCCTGGGGATTTGCCGTCAGCACACCGTCGACGACGTCGGCAAACGGAAGCACGTATCCTTCGAGAGAGTCGACGTTGGCCGGGTCAACAAAGAAGAACGCCTGACCGAACTTCTGCCAGTTCACCGTTTCGCGTTCCTCGCCATCAATGACGACCTTGTCTGTCGCCCATGCACGAAGACGCTTGACGGCGCCGACCTGATCCCAGGGCTCGTCTTCTCCTGCAATCGGCAGGTCCGTCGCTGAACGACCGCGAGACCGCATGATCGAATACATGGCCAGACCAGTGGCTGGTGTCGCTGTAATGGAAAGTTCGAACGGCGTCGGCCTTTCCATGTAGGTGATAGTTAGCGGGGTGGTGGTTCCGTCGGATTCCTGAACCTGAACTTCCACCTGGGATTCCAGGTCATACATGGAAATCGAGTACCCGGCGGAGTCGGGGGAGTTCTCAACGATCTGCCATGCGGCGTCGTCGAGAACCTTGGTTCGAACTGCCCACGCGCCGCCGAGCTCTGGAAAGATTGCCGATTCCAACACCAGGCCGCAGCCTGGCTGGTGGTCATGCTCAATGTCAACTTCGCGGGACTGGACCAGGTAGAGGTGCGCGAGCTGCTCAACGGCTTCGGCGGTCCATGCGCAGTTGTCGTAATGCAGGGCGCCTGACTCGCGATACGCGTCGATGTCTGCACGGGTTACGACGTCACCGGGGAAAAATCGGGGCAGAGGAACAGCGACGGGTCCGAAGACTTCACGTTTCTGGGAGTCGACACTGCGGAATCGAGCAACGACCTTCCTCACATGACACACTCCGTGCGAAGGTAGAGGTCTGCGCACTTTTACGAATGCGCGGAAAGCCGTGAGGTTGCAATGCGGCGGGGGTAGGACAAAGGGGTGACAAACCCACCCCAAAGGGGGGACAAAGGTAGGACAAAGGGGGGACAAAATGTGATGCGAGTTCGCCGGGTGTTGTGGGCACTGAGACGCCGGGGCGCAGTCTAGCGACGCTCTTCTGCTGCTGGCCCTTTTGACATTCGATCAAGCAGACCTTCAAACAGATTTGCTCCATCTGGCGGCCGGTTCAGTTCTTTGCTGACGACCCCATGCAGTGAGTGATATTCGTCGACGATGCTTTTTATATCGTCCTCCTCCATCCATGCCATAGCCCTGGTCTTGGGATCTGGTTCGATGAGCAAGCGTTGAAGCATGCGGCCGATGCGTACAAGTAGAACTGATTGAACTTGAACAAGCTCTTCAAGAGTTGACTTGTTGTCGTTGGATTCCATCTTAGGACTCCGTTCGAGGTACTCTAAATTTAACCGAATCCGCCACTTGTGCAATTGAAGGACAATGGCCGCATGCGAGACCCTGTTCATAAGTCGACAAAAGAAGACGTCAGCTGCGGTGGTTAGATTTTTTTGAAATGCGCGCGAATTTTGTCCGGCTCGTAACCGGTAAGCTGGCCGAGGATGTCAAAGTATTCATTGTTGGTTGTAATCCCAACCTCCGGCTGGACAATCTTCAAACGAAATCCCTTCTCACTGGGCGGCGCGTAGTTCCCGACAGCGTCACGAACCATCAGTACCGCTTTGGCGATCAGGATTGCCTGGGCGGCCGATAGATCCTCTGCGCTCAACACGATTTCCTGGTTGTCCATTTTGGACTCCCATGCATAAGTTACCCCCAATCTAAGCGAGGTTGCGAAAATCGCAAAATTTCCCGGGACTACCGAACAATCACCGTCGTCCGACACCTGGCGTGATAGGGGGGGAGGCAGATTCCGTTCTGGTAGAGCTGCTCGGGCGTGCGGCCGACGATCTCAGAATATTTGACCCACCGCGAGGCGAGCTTCGCGAGGTCCGGACTCGTCGCCGCCATCATCTTGTCGCGCTGACTGACGGCCCACTCGGTCTTGAAAACCTTGCCGTTCATGTACCTGCAGATGTCCGATGTCCGCTCGTCCAGCATCGCGAGGATTTCGATTTCTTCGAACCCACCCTGAACGAACGATTCGACGGCCCCGAAGTTCCGCGCCTTCGTCGTCGCATTCGCGGCCACTGTTTGCCAGTACGAATCCGACTTCTCGCCGAGCGTATCCGCGAAAATCTCCTTGAGCGCGTTGGCGGCATCGGCGCGACCCAGCCCCTGCTCGATGACGGTCTGTCGGACGGTGTCGGCAATCTTGGGGCCGACGTTCGCGCCGTAGTGCTCGCCGATCCAGAACGTGTTGTGGTCGGTCAAGAACGCCTTCGCCTTGGCGTCGACGAGGGTGAATATCGGCTTGGAGACAAACGTGGACCGGCCGAAGTTGTAGGCGCCGCCCAAAATTTTCGATATCGCTGAACCGGTCGACGCCCCGAACTTCTGCCCCATCCGGTTCTCGATAATCCCCAAGGCCTCCGTTATTTCGGCTTGCGTCAGTTCACCCTCTCCGGAGACGATGCTCTCGAGCACTTCCTCCAGGGATGTCATGCCCTCCTCCTTCCATTTGCCCGAAAGGTAGTCCTTGAGCTCGTTCTCGATCTCGCGCATCTTCCGGGAACGTGGACTCTTCGGCCCCTTCTTCCGCTTCCGTTCGATGTCCTGCATGGCCTGCAGGTCCCGGCCGTTGACCAGGTCGTGGCCGAGGAACACGTAATCGAACATCTGCAGCGCACTCATATCAGGCTGCGACATCGCGGTCTGCCTCCCTGGCTGCGAGCTTTGCCCGTGCCCGGACCATGATCTGGACGATCTGCGTTGCGACACGGTCAACGAGCGACGGCCGCGAACGATGCCGGCTGGACATCGCCTGCAGCCCGCGCTCGGTCGTCGCCGGCATGGCCACGTCCGGATGTCCCTCGGAATCGTCGCCATCGGCCGGGCCGCCGATGCCGACATTGACCAGTGTGTCCTCCAGGTCGGAGAACGTCGGGAAGCCCTGCACAACCGACATGAGCTGCTTAACGAAGCCCGGAGGCATCTTTTCCCATTCCGCGACGTTGCCAGCTTCATCGCCGGTGGGCAGTTCATAGTCCAGGACTTCCGACAGAATGGCACGCAGCGTCTGGTAGTCCGGGACGGCGCCGAACTCGATCGCCATGCGTGTGGCCTCGACCCAGGACTCGTTGTCCTCGAGCTTCGGGCCGTTCGACTTGAACAGCCACCAGCGAACCCTGAGTTCCGGCAGGACGCGGTTGTTTATGAACCAATCGAAGTCATCACGCTCGGGAGCGAAGACCTGGGACTCGTTGAGCTGCATGCTGACGTTCGCGGTCGCGAAGGTCTGGTCATTGTTCTTGCCCATGAA